TTACGATTTAGAATGTCCTATATTTTCAAGAACTTCATCAATGAACAAAGAACGGTAGTATGGACATTCCAGCACTCCTTTCTCTTTAGCTTCCCTATATACCTTAGAGAAGAGCTTTGCTTTCTCTTTGTCTGTAGTAGGTATTTCATCGATGGGTGTTGTCAGGAACCGGCATCCCCAACCTTTGCAAGTTGGGGTAAGCTGACAGTAAGTTGCTCCTGCGCATTGCGAGGCACAGAAAGAAACAATGCTAATCATTCCTAAATTCATCTTTAAAAGATTTTATTTGTGGAATGGGTCGATTATCTGTTGATTGTTATCAGCATCGCTCTTCTCATTAGCAATCTTTCTCAGCAGCCTAATAATCTCCTCCTGATTTGATATTGTCTTATTGATTTTCCAATACCAGCAAACAAGTTCTCTACATAAGAGAAAAATACCAACTATTACTATAAGAGTAACAATTATGGTTAAAAATCCCATACCTGAATCTGATTTAGCAGGTGCTTGTGCAAATACAGAAAGAGGGATAAGCATTAAAATTGATACAAAAAAAATTTTCATAATGTCTATTCTTTATTTTCGTACATATCAATAGCCTTGATATAATCATCTGTATATTGATAAAGATCATCAAGTGTATTGATTACATGCTTTACATCTTTTTTGTTTTCATCAATGGTAGCAACATATTTGGTTGCTGTATTGAAATACATGCGGCAGATCGGCTTGCGATTGTTGTCGTCAAGGAGAACACTGAAATATGTCTGTGCATCTCTATATGCAATCCGGGATACATCTACTTTCTGTCTGCATATAGCCTTGATAATTCGGTATGCGTCCATTTCTTCTTCTGTAGTAACAATCTTAGAATCTTGCCCTTGTTGCACTTCATTGGGCTGTTCTTGTTCTTTGGCAGATGGTGGTACTTCTTTAGTTGTAGAATCGTTTACTGTTAATGCGCCTTTCAAACGTTCATTAATGATGTCATTGATATAAGAAGATATTGCACGCTTAACCAATGGAGTGAACTGGTCAATGACATTTTGTAGCATTCTTCCATCATACACTCTGGTTGCCAGCATTTTTACAAAATCTGTACCTGGAGAATTAAACTCATTTTGTATAATAGCTTTTAACTCTCCCATATATTTTAGTTCGCTTGCAGAACTGAGGATGTTTTCTATATCAAAGTATGACTTATGAAATTTCTTTAACTCTTCAATTTGGTTGTCACGTAAATCAGTGATGTCAACCTCCAAGAAGGGTTTGTCATCCATTATATTAGGCTCTTTGAGGTCTGTATAGAACTTATAGATTATACCATTAGTAAGAAGCCCGAATTTGGCTTTTGATACATTGAAATAACGAAGCAGCTGATTATCATGAAGGTTTAAATCCTGTTTCCAGTGTTTACATTCAATAAGTAGTATAGGCTCGTCATCTTTCATGATAGCATAGTCAATCTTTTCCCCTTTTTTTGTGCCTATGTCACAAGTCATTTCTGGAATTACTTCTAGAGGGTTAAAAACATCATATCCTAATGCATTAATAAAAGGCATGATAAAAGCATTTTTGGTAGCTTCTTCAGTTTGAATATTTTCTTTGAGCTTCACTACTCGTTCGGCTAATTGTTTAATTGCGTCTTTGAAATCCATAGTCTTATTGTAATTAAGGGTTATAATCGCATATTTCGCTCCACCACCTTTATAACATTGTATATTTCTGCTACATCGTCAAGATTCACAGAGTAATCATTGAACATGTTGTTTAATGAGTGGCATGTTATATTTCCGTTCTCGTCCTGATTGATAATTTGCTTAATTGCGATGCCTTCTGTACGGTGCACAATTACAAAGTACCAGTCGTTGATGTGAAGTTTCGGGAGCCATAGATCCCGGCGTACTTCCCGACAGAGAAGTTTGTCACCGTCACATATTGAATTACGTGTACCATCATCCATGCTGTCACCTTCTGCTTCGAATATCATATACTTCCCATGATATGTACGGTCAACGATAACAGGCATTGTAGGTAGTGTTCCTATATATCCTGCATCTTCATATCCTGCCAGATACCCGCACCGTGCTTTAATATGCACTATTGGTACATTCATGTAGTTTAGGCTTTCTACAACATGTGCATTGGTCTGTTTGATTTCTAATTGAGACTGGAGGTAAGATATTAGTTTCTCTTTTTCATAAATTTCATTGGATATTTCTTTTATATCATCAAAATTTAGATTCTCTTTTATCTCAATTTTATCAGATGGTTTATAACCGTATTTATTCCCTGTTCCAAACACACAATATGTTTGGTTAAAGTCGAAAACCTCACATATGGTGGAAATTTGTTCTATCGTAAAATTTCGACTGTTGTCCCCTAATGCATTTGTTATTGTATTGTATTTAATTCCAGTGGCTTCGTGAAGCTCTTTAGGAGATATGTTTTTCTCCCTGATAAGTTCAATAACACGTAATGTAGAGTCTTTCTTAGGCATATTTACTTTAATTAACACACAAAATGTGTAGATTCTCTATAATTTATTTGCAAACACACATAATGTGTGTTATCTTTGCAACATCAACAACGTCATCAACGACAAAGTAAGCAAAAATCGTTGAAACAACAAAAAAAGTAACATACCTAAAAAACAGTATAGCAATGAAAAAGTACGATTTGCACAAGATTATGAAAGAAGCTCATGAGATATACAGTAAGTATTTTAAGCTGTATCAGATTACTCACGGAGTTAAGAGTTTCGGTGATTGTCTTAAGGTTGCATGGGCTAACGAAAAGAAACTCGTCGCTGAAAATGAAGCACGGGAAGCGGAAAAGTCGGCTATAAAGGATGCTTTACTGCAACCGGATCGTAGGAGTTCATTCGATTTTTACAATGCTTCATATTCGGCATATTATAACAAGAATAGCAAAGGATATATGGGTTCGCATTATTGCGGAGATTAAATGGAATAATTAAGCTGCTGAAAGGTTAGTGCTATTATCCGGTGACAAAAGCCGCGAGGGATGCCAAGGCGCCGGCTACCCCTTTACCCCGCACCGGGCAGCTTACTAAATATCCTCACCTGGTCATAGAACCTACCCTTTGATGTGGAGGTGGGGAACTGAATGGAGTGATGGCCCTAAGCAATCCGTTCCAGAAAGCGATACTGGCGCATACCCTCAGACCCAGCATAGAGGACGCGAGACGAGATACCCGGAGTAGCAAGAATCCAGCGATGATATGAGCGGAGGACTTGCAACGGTGCGAAATAAGAAGCCGACATGCCTCGAACGGTCATGCAGTGAAGAATAGTAGCTGATAACTCCGGTGGGAAGAGCAGAGAGAGCTTATCGAGGCACTAACTAATAAATAGATTGGATATGAAAAAGGTAATAACAGAAAACTACACTCCTGCATTGCGGGAAATGAAAGTCGGGGATATCTATATGTTCCCCGTAAAAGCATATACATCGGTAAAATCTACTTTAATTCCAAGGTTAAGATTGGAAATGTGTGTAGAAGATGCTAACTGGGAGGTCGGAGAGATTGACAAGAAAAAGGGTATTTTCCCGGTAGAAAGGATAGCATGATGGTACCTGTTCTATCTCCTACGGAAAGGTTGGTCGCTCAAGAATACTGCAAGGGGCTTGCTGATAAGGAGGTGGCAGATAACCTCGGAAAGTCTGTCTGGACTATTCGGACACAGAAGCGGACCATTTATAAGAAGCTCGGAATTTCAAAGGACACTGAGCTTCTTCTGTATATGATCTGTGACCGGCTGAAACGGAACTTTGATTTGAAAGAGTTACGAAAGCACGGTCTTGAACTATTGTTCTCCATTCTATTCATCGTGATGCAGGTAACATGTAATGGAATAGATTTGAGAAGGATGCGCATATCAGGAAGAGCACGTACATCTGTACGTTGTTTTCGTCCAAGTCGGAAATGTAACGATGTAGATTTTTGTTTATGAGATATACTAATCAGATACTTATTGATGGAACGGCTGAAGCAAGATTAGCCGATATTATGGCCATTATGGACCTTGAGACATTTGGGCAACGGAAGTCTGCAAAACTTGTTGGGGGGCTTAAAAGGCTTATGAGATTGATGGAAGAGGGTAAGATTCGCACTGATAAGCCTACTAATAGTCAGAATGGGAAATGGTTCTGTAATGCTGCTGACGTGTTAAAATATGCAATTAAACCATATAGAAGGAGGAGAGCGGTATGAGTGTTAGTAGATTATCTTCTATTATGGTTGTATCATTTGTTCTCTGTGCGGTCACGGTTTCAGGTTTGGGGCTGTTGTTTTGGATATCGTTGACCGTTTTTTCTTGGTCTTGTCTATATATCGCGAGACATAAAGATGACTTATTTGCGGAGCTTGATAAATTATTCGGTAGTGATGAAGAATTCAGATGAATGCATTATGTGTGAAACAGTCAGTGTGTGCGGTCTGTGAAGATAGCACACAATTTTTATGGGTGATTAGCTCAGTCAGGTAGAGCGGCGCATATTTCGGGATTTGTTGTGTGTTTTCCATAGTTTATTTAAGGTTAGTTAGATATGCGCAGGTCGCGGCGTTCAAGTCCCGCATTACCCACATTTGATTCAGTTATCAGTAATTGTTTAATTCGAATTGCCGGGTTAAAGGAGCCCGTAGGGAGAATGCCCCTATTTAAGTTTTTATAATCCAATTAACAGACAGCCCGGAAAGACGGGCATATGGTTCCGTGGCGGAATTGGGAGACGCTATGCTCGATGATTGGACGGTCAATCCATAGATGCAAAGAACTGACAACTCATGCAGGTTCGAGTCCTGCCGGTACCACTATCTGCGCAGATAAGGCAAGTTGGGAAGACAACTGGAGGACATTAGTTTAAGCAGGTAAAACAGATGGACGCATCTATGCGAGTTCGACTCTCGTATGTTCTGCAACCCTTTACAAGAAATCCGCTACAAATCCGAAAGTAGGGCGAAGATAGCGCAGGTTTTATCCGCGCGGCATCGGTTAGCCGCTGACTCTATCTGAAAGGTAACGCGAAATCGGAAAAGGATTAGAATGTGTCATGTGCTGTGCCCCGGAGAATACGCTTCGGGGCTTTTTGTTGGACTATTATTAACCACTTTAAATATTTTCATTATGGGATTAATCAAAAAACCTAACGAGCTGACCGTTAAGACTACTTTGTCAGCACTGATTTATGGACAACCAGGTATGGGTAAAACAACTTTGGCTTTGAGTGCACCGACCCCTCTTCTTCTAGATTTCGACGGTGGTGTACACCGTGTGAATGCTGCACATCGTGTAGATACTGTTCAGATTTCAAAGTGGGAAGATGTTAACGAAGTACTTTCTTCACCCGAAGCAGCAAGTTATGAAACGTATGTGATTGATACTGCTGGAAAGATGCTTTCCTTTATGGATGTGTATATCATGCAGAACAATCCAAAGTTACGTAAGAGTGATGGAACACTGTCCCTGCAGGGGTATGGAGTACGGAAGAACATGTTTATCGACTTCGTGAAGAGAGTGACTATTATGGGGAAATCTGTGATATTCGTTGCGCACGAGCGAGAGGAGAAGGTTGGAGAGGATAAGCAGATTCGCCCTGAAATCGGTGGCTCATCTGCCGGCGACTTGATTAAGGAACTGGACTTAGTAGGATATATGGAAGCAATCGGTAAGAAGCGGACTATATCATTCAATCCATGTGAGAAGTTCTATGGGAAGAACACGTGTAATCTGCCAGATCGTATGGAAATACCGACCATAATTGATAAACAAGGTAACCCCACAGGGGCGAACAGCTTCATGACGGAAATCATAGTATCATATACTACGTATCAAGCGAAGCAAACCGAACTTTCTTCCGAATATGAGGCACTGATGGATGTCATCAAAGAGAATATCGAAATGGTAACAGATGTTGTAAGTGCTAACGAAGTGACAACTGCGATAGGTAATATGCAACATATTTTTGATTCCAAGTTGAGAGCTGGAATGCTGCTTAATGAGAAGTGCAAATCGCTGGGTTTGAAGTTCAATAAACTATCTAAAAAATATGAAGCAGCAGCCTAAATACCGTATCTACCCGTCACTGCTCGACAAGTTCGAGCAGTACTTACGGGCGGACGAAGAAGCGGAAAGCTTTTTCAACATAGATAATGAGACGGGCGAATACAAGAAAAGTCCGGATGAAGTGGAGGAGGAGTTGAAGCAATCACTTATTGATTGTATAAACCGCGTACCGTTTGCCAGTGAAGCTGCTGATAAGGGAACTGCATTTAACGCAATTGTGGATAGCTTCATTCATCGTAAAAAGCATGTACCTACTGAACGCGAGCCGTACACAATCATTGGAGACAGTGAAACGAATGTGGTACAAGTTTCTTTCCCGAAGTCGGAATTGATGGAAGAACATCATTTCATGTTTGACCGACAATGGTGTATAGAGCAAGCTTCCTACTTTGAAGGTTCATTGAGCCAAGTGTTTGTATCTTCCATTCTACATACTCGGTATGGCCCAGTTGAACTATATGGGTTTATTGACGAATTGCGAAGAGATGTAGTTTATGACATCAAGACAACCAGCAGCTATACGTTCGGTAAGTATGAACATGGCTGGCAACGTCATGTATATCCATATTGCTTGATTGCTTCCGGGCAGATGGCTGGCGTAAAAGCATTTGAATATACAGCTTTTGCTTTAAAAGGTGGAACGAGCCGCACCCCTCTCATCAGCGGTACTCGCTATCCAGAATATTATACGTACAACCATGAGCAGACTGTGAAGTTGCTCACAGTACATGTGGAACGGTTCATCGAGTTCCTGGAAGCCAACAGAGATTTGATAACTGATAAGAAAATATTCGGAGAGTAATATGGCACAAGAAGCGATCCTTGAAAAAGTAAAAGGTGAGATACATATGGAAAAGTCTTTTGACTTCATGTGTAGCCAACTTCGCAATGGTAGATATCGGGTGAAAATAGAACGGTACACGGAGCCACGGACTATTCCTCAAAATGCACTAATGTGGATGTGGTTCACCTGCATCGAACGGGAAACAGGTACTGACAAACAGGATGTACATGATTACTATTGCAACCGTTTCTTGCAAAGGAAAGCTTTTATAAATGGGAGAGAAATGATAGTTGCCGGGAGTACATCCAAGCTGAACACATTGCAGATGACAGATTTTCTTAATAAGGTTCAGGCTGATGCGGCTGTCGAGCTTGGAATACGATTGCCGCTTCCGGCCGACCGATATTACCAAGAATTTATTGACGAATATAAAGATAGGAGGTAAAAATGAATATCATTAAAGCAAAGATCACTAAGGACAAAACATTAGTGGCCGTTTATAAAAATGAGAATGACGACACGGTGACCGTGGAAGGGAAGAACCTTGTTCACAAGGACCTTGAAGCTGCCTTGGATGCGTTGGTCCCTCACTTGGCCTTCCTTTGTGAACAGAAGGAAGCAGATGACAAGACCTTCATAGAGGATATCCCCGAGGAAATTCACAATGTACTTGAGGTGAGTGGGTACAGTATAGGTGGTACTGATGAAGATGAAGGTGTCACGCTTATTGGCAAGCGTTTCTTGAAATCCAAGAAGGTACTTAATCTGAGTGCACCATTTACAAAGTTCAATAATGAGAATGAAGAATACACTAACGCTTTCGAATTGCAGCAAGCTATTGAAGCATGTAACTACGAAGTGGAACAATACCTGACGGCCAAGAAATGGGCCATCGTACAGCAGGAACTTCCGTTTGATGAATCGGAAACAGGAGACATAAAAGCGGACGATGTTCCGGATGCACCATTCGGTGAAGCGCAAGCATTTATTAACAAGGCGCTTGATGCAGGAGCGAACATTACTATTAATGGTACGCGGATGAAGCCGCGTCGTAACCGTAAGAAAGAAGCTGTAGCTTGATATGCCGGCACCATTTATAATCAATCAATACACAGACGGCTTCAAAATAAAGTTCAATTTCAATCCAACGCTCAATATTCTTGTAAAACGAATACCGTCGGTTGCAAATAATCCTAAGAAAGCATATCTGTTTCAGGAGAAGGCTTGGTGGGTTGATAAAGCTGACGAATATTATGTTAATACGATGGCGGATTGGGCTGTGAAACACGGTTATTGTGGAAGTATCCAGCGATATGAACAAAAGCGTTCATTAGATAATATGGATATTGCTCCAATGCCTAAGTTGACCGTTCCACATGGATTGCTATTGGAACCGTATGAGTATCAGAAAGAGGGCATCGCTTACGCATTATTGCATAAGCGGTGCATTTTCGGAGATCAGCCAGGGCTCGGTAAGACTTTGCAGGCCATTGGTACGGTGACTATAGCAAAATCTTATCCGTGTTTGGTGATCTGTCCGGCTGCGCTGAAGATAAACTGGCAGCGTGAATTCAAAAAGTTTGCCGGCAAACAGGCACTGATCCTTGATGATAAGAACAAGAATTCTTGGCACCGTTTCGTAGAGACAAAGTGTTGCGATGTATTTATCACGAACTATGAGAGCCTGAAAAAGTTCTTTGTCTTGGACGTGAAGAATGACACACGCTTCACTCTCCGTTCCATTACGTTTGATCCACGAATTAATCTGTTCAAGTCGGTAGTTATTGATGAAAGCCACAAGTGCAAGTCAACCAAGACGCAACAAAGCAAATTCGTGGAAGGTATCTGCAAAGGGAAAGAATTTGTGTTAGAGCTTACCGGGACACCTGTTGTCAATGACAATACTGACCTTATCCAGCAGTTGAAGATTATGGGGCGTCTTGAGGACTTCGGAGGATATAAAAATTTCGTGGAAAGATATTGCAATGGCCCAAAGAAAGCTTCCAATCTGAAAGAGCTAAACTGGCGCCTGTGGACATCATGTTTCTTTCGCCGGGAGAAGGCCAAAGTGCTAACGCAGCTTCCTGACAAGACAAGGCAGTACATCGAGATGGATATCACGACAAGAGATGAATATTCCCGTGCTGAGAATGACCTTATCAATTATTTGCGAGTCTATAAGAATGCTTCCGACGAGAAGATTGAAAAGTCTATGCGCGGTGAGGTGATGGTTCGGATGGGTATTTTGAAAGCTATATCTGCCCGAGGAAAGATTAAGGCAGCCGCGGAGTTTATTCACGATGTCATCGATGGTGGAGAGAAGCTGATAGTATTTGCCTATCTGAAGGAAGTCGTGATGGAAATGAAGGAACTGTTTCCCGAGGCTGTTACGGTAACAGGCGAGGATAATGTTACCCAAAAGCAGGCTGCTGTAGATTCCTTTCAGAATGACCCGAATTGCAGGCTGATTATTCTGAATTACAAGTCCGGTGGTACGGGCCTCACGTTGACAGCTAGCAGTCGTGTAGCGTTCATAGAGTTTCCTTGGACATTCAGCGATTGCGAGCAGGCGGAAGACCGAGCCCATCGAAACGGTCAGAAGAATAACGTGAACTGTTACTATTTCCTTGGGAAGGATACCATTGACGAATATATGTACCAGGTGATACAAACGAAGAAGAGCATCGCTAATGGTGTTACTGGTACGGATGATGTCGTTAAGGAAAATGTAGTTGATATGGCAATGGATTTATTTAAGGAAAGGATATAAAACATACTGACATCTCCATGTCAGTGGAATTTGTAAATGTTGTTCTTTGAGGAAAATATTAAAGAGTAAGTTTGCAATGAAAAGGAGTTTTATGTATATTTGCATTGTTCAACGCCAAGAACATAGATTGACATATAATTGCAAGAGTGGGTATCTTATATCTACTTAGGCGTTACATATCAAAAGATATGGCCGTTAGTTATCCCTTTGGACTACTCTTGCAATCAAGATCGGTCGGTTCTTGGCGGAACGGGAGGCTAACGGCTTTCCTTTTATACATAACTCAATTTTCATTCAAACTATGCCAAGAACCAATGAAAACAGAGTTAAGTCGAACAATAGTACACTTATCTTTGCGTCCGGCCACGAGACGGCTAACCTTGTATCAATTAAAGATAGTCATGTAGTAACCTCTTCTCTCATGGTTGCTGAATACTTTGGCAAACGTCATTGTGATGTTCTCCGTGCCATATCCAAGCTTGATTGCAGTGCTGATTTCCATCAACGCAATTTTGCGTACATGGTGGAAATGAAAGAGTTACCACAAGGAGGTAAAACAAAAAGTAGCTATTACTTTATGACCCGTGACGGATTCACTTTCTTAGCAATGGGTTTTACTGGAAAGGTTGCTGCAAAGTTCAAAGAAGCATACATCAACGCCTTCAATGAGATGGAACGTATCATTCAGGAGAATAAGTCAACAGTGTATGCAGAGAAGCTGATTGAGAAAGAAGTGAAATCACTGAACAGCGAATTAAAGTATGCTGCAAGCTATATACAGGAAAAATACGGGTCAGCTTACGGAAGTTATGGTGAAATCAGAACCGGATTGTTCTTCAATAAGAAAATGCAGTTTGAAGAAAAAATACATAATCTATTCAACCAAGTACATAGCGCCTATATTGAAGCATTCTTCCTATCCGGCAGATACCGTACTTTAGTGGATGAAAACAATCGTTTGAAGAAACTGCTTACCGGACTTAGTAGAAATCTTGCCGAAGAGTTTCATATATTACCCGAATAACAATTAATGTATTGTCAGGCGGTACTATTGTGCTGCCTGGATTTGTTTTCCATTGACCTCATGAAAAAACAGACTACCCCACAATCCGAAAGCCAGCTTCAGCATAGCTGCTTGGAGTGGTTTAGGCTTCAGTACCCCAGCCTGAGCATGATGATGTTCGCCGTTCCGAACGGAGGGAAGCGTGATGCCAAAACTGGGGCGCAGATGAAGTACGAAGGCTGTATCCGTGGAGTGGCCGATTTGATACTATTGGTACCAAAGAAAGGATACGCCTCTCTCTGCATTGAAATGAAAACTCCGAAAGGGGTACAGAGCGAACACCAGCGAACGTGGCAGAGAGAGGCAGAAAAGTACCGAAACAGATACGTTGTATGTCGTTCCCTGGAACAATTCATAAATGAAGTAAATACTTACTTGCGATGACTTATATTGACTACATCAAGAACTTTTGGTTGCAACATAACGCATATTCGCTAACTGTCACAGAAACCGCTTTGTACTTCTACCTGTTAGAAACTAACAACCTCTGTAGGTGGGCGAATACGTTTAACCGTAACAATAGCAAGGTTCTTGCCGATCTTGGTATAGCGTCATTGAAAACTCTTTCGGCTGCTCGTAACAGATTAAAGCAGGTTGGCCTGATTGACTTCAAAACGAAGAATGGAAGCCCAAATGTTTCCTATACCTTGGTAAAATTTACCGAGGTCAGGGAGCAGGTTGATACCGAGGTTAGGGAGCAGGTCAGGGAGCAGGTTGTTACCGAGTTAAATAAGACAAAGAAAAAGACAAAGACTATAGGGGAAAATAACTCTGGCGAGTTATTCCCGCCGGAACCACCACCGAAGAAACCGTCAAGACAAAAGCAGGAGTTTATTCCTCCGACTATCGACGAAGTGAAAGAGTTCTTTCGCGGCCAACTTCCGTACTGGGAAGAGCAGGCTACGTTATTCTACCATCATTTCAACGGGTTGGGGTGGAGGACGGCTACTGGCGCTAAGGTGGAACGCTGGGACAGCCGGGCAAATCTTTGGATAACCGAGAAACAAATCAAAGCGAAAGATGGAAAACAAGACCATAGGCCAGTTGATAAAGCAGCAAAAGCAAGAATGCTCGTTGACGAATATGCGGCCATCGAGCAGGGAGGTGATGCTGGAACACGTACGGCAGAGATACCCGACCTTTAGCCAGGCTGCAGCAGCATTCTCAAGTACTCTGCAACCGCTATTGCTGAATGACCTGGAGAAAGTGTACAGCGAGAAGTCGCCTGTCATCAGTGATCTGGACCGTATGTATTCTCCTGGATCGTCCGCATTGTGGGTGAAAACTCAGCTTCTGACTATAGACTTCACGTCATCGGTCAAGGAGGGGGCGGATATGTCAGCATTGGAAGAGTTCTCCAAGTTATTCGCGGCTCAGTATCACTACATCAAGCTGACTGAATTTCTGTCATTCGTGGCCCGCTTCAAGCTTGGCAGATACGGAAAATTCTATGGCTACTTCGATACGATGACTATTGGTGAAGCTTTCCGCAGGTTTCTGAAAGAGCGGAGCGATGAACTGGATACCGTTATTCGTCGTCGTAAACTTCCAGAAACAGAAGTGAAGGTTGAGAGGAACCATGAAATGCCGGATTATCTAAAGCGAATACCATCATGGGGGAGAAAGAAAAAAAGTTAATCTATGTGTTTTGCCGTCGGTGCAGGAATGCTTCGCAGTTTATTGAGAATTCATGTTATTGCCGATCATTCAGAAAGAGAGTATGTGCTTGCAACCGGTATGGCAGAGTCTGTGATAAATTTGAGAAAAGATGAAAGACATCAAGATTATGGCGACAATACTGGCTATTCTTGCTGCGTATGTCGCCTTTTATGTTGCCTTATATTGGGTGACAGATTATTGTTTAATCCATTATTTGTAATGCGATATGGAAGCAAAAGAAGTTATCAAGAACTATTTGGATGAGCGTGCTAAAACAGATGAACTCTTTGCTAAGGCTTACTCAAAGGAAGGGAAGAGTATTGACGAGTGCTTTGACTATATTATTGGGGAGGCAAGAAAGCGAGGTACACAGGTATGTATGAGTGATGAAGAAGTATTTGGCCTTGCTGTTCACTACTATGACGAGGATGATATCAAGGTATCTTCTGTCTGTGATACCGCAAGGGTAGCAACATCCAAAGAAGTAAAACTTAGCGAAGAGGATGAAAAAGCTGCCCGTGATGCAGCGATTAGGCGGCTTACTGAGGAGCAATATTCCCTGCTGAAGAAAAGGCCGAAGAGGGCAAAGAAAGAAGCGGATGTTCAACAAATGTCATTGTTCTAAGCCATGAAACCGAGAACAGAGTTGGAAAAGAGGGTTGTGTCACTGAGCGAGCATCTTCCATTAATTACTACTTCTCAAGAACAATGGGCCAAGAAGCATTGCTTTGAACGAATTGCCTACAGATGCAAAAATGAAATGTGGTGCACAGTATGCGGTGGAAAATGGATAGATGCTACTGGACAGAAAAAAGGGTACATTACATGCCCGCACTGTGGATTAAAGCTGAAGGTAAATGTTAGTACAAGGAAGAATCTGAGTGAAGCTTCCTACATGACTATTGTCACTATTTCGGAAGAGTTCCAAGTACTGCGTCATATATATATAAGACGTTATCGCAGAGAGAATCATAATAATGGCGAGGTATTCTACTTTTTGTCGGAAGTATGTCAGCAATGGTTTAGCTTGGAACATAGAGAGCTGGTCATTTCAAGGCCGCTTAACATGTTCAATAATGCGTGGAAGTACGAAGAGCCTATGACATTAAAAAAGGAGAAATGTGAATGGTATAGCAATTACAATATGTACAATATCAATGGATGGGTATATCCTTCAGTGAAGCTGCTTCCCATACTTCGCAGGAACGGGTTGAGGACATCATTTCACGACATCACACCGGCATCATTGGTACGAGCATTGCTGAACAACGATGTTTTAGTTGAAACCCTGCTGAAGACACGTCAATATGACCTGATCCGATACCGATTCAGCCATTATTCGATTTCGTATAAATGGGCAATCAACATCTGCAACCGGAACAGATACATTGTGAAAGACGCAAGCATGTGGCAAGATTACCTTCATCTGCTGACCTATTTTAATCTTGATACCCACAATGCCCACTATGTATGTCCGAAGAACCTGAAAGTGGAGCATGACCGCCTGAAGAGAAGAAAGGAGAAGCATGATGCAGAGAACCGTCGTCGGATGATTGAGGAGGACAGACGTAAGAACATCGAAAACCTAAAAAATGACATACACGAGTTCATTCAGCGCATACGTCCGTTTCTCGGAATGGAGATACGCGGACAAGGCATCGTCATACGGCCACTTGAAAGTGTCACGCAATTCTATGTCGAAGGAAAGGCAATGCACCATTGCGTATACACCATGAAATATTATTCACGTCCTGACTGCCTCATTCTTTCGGCCCAAAAGGAGGGAAAGCGACTGGAGACAATAGAGGTTTCACTCAAAACGTTCAATGTCGTTCAGAGCCGTTCGGTCTGCAATAAGATATCCGACTACCACGATAGGATATTGAATCTGATGAAAGATAATATGTGGATGATCCGGAACAGAGCATCATGACCATTTGGGGTAGTCAACCACGCCCCATCATGCGACATCCGCCCGGAGGACATGGAGCTGTTGAGGGAGTGCGAGAGGAGAGGATTTTTGATGATAAGATTAAAAAAGGAAACAGAATGAAACCTTATAAAGATTTTCTTAAAAGTAAGATAAAGCTGGCAGAGAACTATGGATTTTCTGTCAGCATGGATGAAATAAATTCACGGCTGAAGCCTCATAACAGGTTGATGGTGAAGTGGATGGTTGAGGGTGGCAAACGGGCTTGTTTCGCCTCATTCGGACTCCACAAGACCGTAACTCAGTTGGAGGCTGTACGACTTACGTTGTCTAAGTTAGGACATGGCAGCGGATTGATAGTCTGCCCGCTTTCTGTACGTCAGGAGTTTGTGGAGGACGCACGTAACATCCTCGAATGGGGAGAAAGCCGGTTGCCCAAGTTCATTCGCAGGCCGCAAGAGATAACTGGCGACGGCATCTATTTGACCAACTATGAAAGCATCCGTGACGGAAAGCTTGACCCGTCCCTGTTCGAGGTGGCCAGTCTGGACGAAGCATCCGTGCTCCGAGGGCTTGGAGGAACAAAGACATTTCGCGAGTTTATGAAGCTGTTCACGGGCGACGCCGGGCCGATGCAGGTGCGTCGGGGAGCGGAACGCATTAAGTACCGGTTTGTCGCCACGGCCACTCCTTCACCCAACGAATACATTGAGCTATTGGCATATGCCGACTTCTTGGGTATCATGGACGTATCACAAGCAAAGACACGTTTCTTTAAGCGAGACAGTACTCACGCTGACAACCTGACACTTCATCCGCACAAGGAAGAAGAGTTCTGGTTGTGGGTGTCATCGTGGGCATTGTTTGTCAGTCGCCCTTCTGACATTACAGGAAATACTAAAGACGATGAAGGGTATATCCTTCCTGAACTCGATTTGCGGTGGCATGAGATACCATCCGACCACAGCAAGGCACAAATAGAGAAGGATGGGCAGATGCAGATGTTCAAGATGGATGCGTTAGGCCTCCAGCAATCGGCCAAAGAAAAAAGGGAAAGCCTGCAAGACCGCATCGACAAAATGATGGAGTTGAGAAAGGAAGATCCTGATGCACACCGTATAATTTGGCATGACTTGGAGAGTGAACGGCACGCCATCGAGAAAGCAATACCGGGAATAACTTCCATTTATGGATCGCAAGACTACGAGAAACGGGAAAAGAACATTCTCGATTTCTCATACGGACGTGTTCAGGAGTTGGCAGCGAAGCCTGTCATTGCCGGTTCGGGTTGCAACTTCCAGCGTTATTGCCACTGGGCCATCTATCTGGGAATAGGCTATAAGTTCAACGACTTCATCCAGTCCATCCACCGCCTACAACGGTTCTTGCAAACAGAAGTCGTAAGGGTGGACTTGATATATACTGAAGCTGAGCGGAATATCCGCAAAGCTCTTGAAAAGAAATGGGCAAACCATAACAAACTCGTACAGAAAATGACTGAAATTATTAAGAAATATGGCCTATCACATACAGAAATGGCAGCACAATTATCCCGTAAGATGGGAGTTGAAAGAGTGGAAATCGAAGGTAAGCGATATCGTATAGTGAATAACGACAATGTTCCCGAACTCGGGAACATAGAAAAGTACCCGGATAATTCGGTAGGGCTTATCCTGACATCCATACCTTTCTCAACGCAGTATGAATACTCACCTAACTATGCAGACTTTGGACACTCGGAGAGTAACGAAGAGTTCTTCATGCAAATGGACTATCTCACACCTAACTTGTACCGAGTTCTCCAGCCAGGACGCATTGCCGCCATCCATGTAAAGGACAGAATTGTCCCGATGGGCTTGTCTGGAATGGGATGTCAAACGGTTTATCCGTTCCATCTCGATACCATCCTCCACTTCCAGAAACATGGATTTGCCTATATCGGCATGAAAACTATTGTGACCGACGTAGTGAGAGAGAACAATCAGACGTATCGTCTTGGGTGGACTGAACAATGCAAAGATGGTACCAAAATGGGCGTAGGTATGCCTGAATACCTTCTGCTATTCAGAAAGCCACAAACCGATCGGACAAATGCCTATGCCGATACTCCAGTGGTGAAGGACAAGAAAGAATGGAAAGGATCTCACTGGAGCAAGCATGAAGGTTACAGTCGGGCCCGTTGGCAGTTGGATGCAGCCGGGTTCACCCGTAGTAGTGGTAATAGGGGTATTACTCCTGAAGAACTGGCCGCCCTGAAGCCTGACCAGATATTCCAAGTTTTCAAGAACTATTCACTGAACGAAATATGGGATTTTGACTATGTTGTTCGAGTGGCCGAGACTTTGGAGATGCGTGGTAAGCTACCTTCCGGCTTCATGCTGTTACAACCACAAAGCTGGAGCGATGAAGTATGGACGGACATCACACGTATGCTGACCCTGAATGGTTCCCAATGGAGCAAGGGAAAAGAAATGCACCTCTGTCCGATGCAGTTCGACATTGCCGACCGCGTTATTGAGCAGATGAGCAATCCGGGCGATATAGTCCTCGATCCGTTCGGCGGTTTGATGACAGTTCCATACAGGGCGATTATGAAAGGGCGAATCGGTTGGGGAGTAGAACTGAACCCGCAATACTTCCTTGATGGTGCAGTCTATTGCCGTTCAGCAGAGGCAGAGGTCTTGGCACCTTCACTCTTTGATGTCTTAGACGTAATTTGAATAAAGTAATAGATGATAACCATGAGAACAATATCCCAAATCCAAACCCTTATCAACGCCGGCGTCGGAACAAGCATATCCGCCGGCGAACTTATGGAATACAATGTACCACCGGAGACAACCCTGAAGCTGGTATATATCCCAGTTGTCACCAGCCGCGCGGCATTCGAATACGCAGATGTAGTTTGCCAGATATGCGCCCGGAAAAGGCTGAACTACAAAGAACAGACCCGAACGCTCAAACAGGAGATGAAAGAATATGAGCGCGAAACGATGGGACTTGTAGGTCACGAGATAGAAGAAGACCTGAAAGACAAGGTAGATTTCTTCTTCGACGAAGCATACGGACACATCGAAAAGCTGCAGCAGTCTGTTCATGCCGAAATGAAGAAGCAGTGGCCCGATCTGACAGACTACACCTTGCTGCTCAACCTATACATGTGCGTCATTCTGATAGACTACATCTGGAAGTTTGAGCGTGCCACGGCACAGTTCATCCAGAAAGCAACCATGTCGCCATACATCCCACGGCCCAACCAGCATCTTGTTAACATCCGCCGTGCGTGCATGTCCATTGCCGGCGATCACGTACTTCCCAGTTCGGATAACATTCGTCTTGCAATCAAGATTCTGGCGATGAACATCGACAAGATGGTAAAGGTAGAGTTTAATTAATTAAAATGAGAAAGCATAATGGCAAACAAGAACACATTACCTCCAACCAAGGAGCGCAAGTCAGATACCAGCAAGAACGGTAACGATCTGACCGAATTTATTCAGAGACAGTTGAAGCGTGAAAGGAATCTTTATCCATTGCGGATTAATGCAACTACCGTCATTTACGTCACCAAAGCAAAGTGTACGAAAGAGTATGCTGAGAAATATAAGCGGGAGAAGATGAAGTTATGAGTAAACTGAAAGTCTATTATGGGTGGTCGAGAATAGGAAATGTCCGCAAGAAACGTGCATTGTCCGTTATGTTCGAAAACGAAATACAGGGCTGCCGAAGCGACCGTGGACAAAGATGTTTGCGGACAATACAAGACACCGTATTTGAGCGGTACCAGACAAATGAAGAAATGGCCGATGGGAAACGTCAAAACCGGATATTCACAGAGTATAGCCTGTTCCTCGATGAGAAACCTATCAACGGGAGCCTTGAAATATGCTTGCTGATTAATAACGAAGCTGATAAGAACCATGTGACGAAGGCTATGCGTGATAGGATCTCAGATGCTTTAAGAAAGGCTTTCCTTCTTGCAAATCCCGGGTATAAAGAACCAAATAACCAACTCTCTTTAAACTTTGAATGATATGGGAAAGCAGGAAAGTATGGACGACTGGTTCCAGATGGCTAAGGATTATGCCAAAGCAGAAAAGGAACTGAAGGTTGAGCAGTGGGTTGAAGTAACTCTGTACTACGGATATGCAGATAAACAAGTAAGTCTTTATCACTACAACCTTCCCCGTGAAATGTATTTCAGATATGAGTGGGTAATCAGATGGAGGATGGCGAAATTACAATGTAAATATCCCAAACAGATTATATCTATAAGCCTGTACTTCTATGACAAACGATCTGGTGAGTCTATGGATGTTAGCAGTTGCCTTTCTAAGTTGATTTCCGCCAAAGCCCAGGTGACGAAGGCCGAGCGGATGATGCGTGAATACATCGAGTACAACCGTCAGAATAACATGTTCTTTGACGAGAATGCGGACGAGGAGCTGGTAAGATTCCGTAAGAAGCTGGAGAGTAAGAAAAGCAAGTGTGCAGAGTGTGAGGAGAGGTTAGAAGTATTAGTTCAAAGAAGGAGAAATAATCAATGAAAATGAAATTGTATTACCTGTTCCTAGCAGTCATGTGGTGGCTGCTGGGTTAGGTGGAAAGGAGAAACGAAATGAGCTTACTTGTACATGAAACGCCGTTGCAGCGAATCATCAGAAAAACAGGCCGAAAACCAGTCCAGTGTAAATGCAAGTTATGTAAACAGCAATGTCATACCCCCTGCTTGGGTACTCCACAAGATATTCTAAGGCTTATCGAAGCAGGATATAAAGATAGACTTGCACCAACGGATTGGTATGTAGGTATCATTATGGGAGTTACTGATATGTCTATACCGATGATACAGGCCAAACAAGAAGGAGATTGGTGTACTTTCTACAAAGACGGTTTATGTGAACTGCACGGTGCCGGATTGAAGCCGACAGAGGGAAGGTTATCACACCATAGCATTCGAATTGATAATTTCAAACCAAGTAAAAGCATTGCATGGAATGTGGCCAAGGAGTGGTTGAATGAAGAAAATGTTGAGTATATAGTGAAGATATGCGAGGCTATGTCACCATATAATGAAACAGGATTCGTTGTGTAATCGAAAGATATTGACCTATGAAAAAGATACTAAACATCACCAAAGAAATACTTGGCTTGATAGCCTATGGATCAGGAATGACTTTGGTTGTGATAGAGCTGTATTATAGATTTAGCGTGATTGATCTGGTATTGATAGCTACATGTTCGACCATTCTGAACGTTGGTTTGTCTAAGACATTGAAAAACCTTGAAGGAGATTAAGAGCTTTTTAAGAGCAAATTAAGAGCAATTTAAGAACAAAGCAAACCGTTCGTGAAAGTCGAACGGCTCAAAAAAAAGGAGAACGAACAATGACAATACATAAAGTTTCAGTTAGTCTGCATGGCATCAGGAAGTATGCCTGGCGGAAAAATCTTAGTGGATTCTTTAGCGTAAATGGCCGGAGTTTGACCAATGCAGAAGTAAGAATGGTAGTTGATTACGGAATAGCGAGAGGATATGAAACAAACGAAGATATACCTACAGAGGAAGTGATTAAATTGTTAGGATGGGAGAAATGAAAGCAATATCTATCAAACAGCCGTGGGCGAGCTTAATCGCTCACGGTATAAAAGACATTGAGAACCGGACTTGGAAGTGCCATCAAAAGTACATTGGCCAAAGGGTACTGATTCATGCAAGCGGCTGTCATGGTAAGAAGTTTGAGATTAACTTAACCGATGAACAAATGAAACTGGCTTTTCCATTAATTACCGAGAAAAGTATTTCAGGGAAATGGGAGTTTGGTGCAATTATCGGCAGCGTTGTGATAGCTGACTGTGTGCAGAACCATCCATCAGTATGGGCCGAGATGGGGTGCTGGAACTGGGTGCTGAAAGATGTGGTTCTGTTTGATAAGCCGATTATGAATGTGAAAGGAAAACTTGGCTTTTGGGAATATGAGAATTTAGAAATTACATGATTAATGACTATATTTGGCCTAAAATTTATTATTATGAGAAAAGATGATGAAATGATCCCGATTGACTTGCATCTTAATTATTTTAAGCAATATTTGGATGCTAATAGTAGATGTATATTATCTGCAAAATTCGGAAACGGAAAAAGTTATTTTATCAATCAGTTTATAGAAAAATATTCTGATGAATACTTATTTGTTCCAATTTATCCAGTTAATTATCAGGTAATGGATAATAAGGATATATTTGAATTAATTAAAAGAGACATATTAATTAGGTTATTGTCGAGTGGATTAGTTGATATTGAAACAATCGATTTTAATCCCTCATTTCTGTGTTATTTCTATTTTATAAATAATGCGACTGATATCTTTACTGATATATTGAGTATAATTCCTAACGTAAATTTATGTGGGGTCGATATAAATATTGGTAATGTAATCAAAAAGGTAAAAGGTATAAAGAATAAGTATGATAAATGGAAACAAAACGTTACAAAAACACAGAAGCAATCTGCAGATGATTATATTAATCATTTTACTAATCTAAAAGGGTCTATTTATGAATTTGATACTATATCTCAATTAATATGTGATATCATTAAAGAGTATAAACAAAATTATCCAGAAAAGAAAGTTGTTTTAATTATTGAAGACTTGGATAGAATTGATCCTGCTCATATTTTTAGGATTTTAAATGTGTTCTCTGCTCATTTTGATAGATATAATGTTTCGACTTTGCCCCCAGATTCTATTGGCGATGATAATAAATTCTGTTTTGATAAGATAATTTCAGTTTGTGACATTGATAATATAAGAAATATATATCATCATGTATATGGCGAGAAAACTGATTTTGTAGGATATATAAGTAAGTTCTCGAATAGTAAGGCTTTTAGGTATTCCTTACAAGATTATTTAAAGGATTATATAATTAATAAGTTACTGGATAATGAATTACAGGAGTATAAAATAGTTAGTAGCTATTTGGCAGAACAAATCATTGGTTCAATGGATAAAGCTAATTCTCCTGAAAGCAATCTACGAATTATAAAGGAAAGAATTATCAGGGCGATGTCATTGATTAAAAGGTCTGAAATTCAATTAGAGCCTCCACTGAATGATTATTATGTTACAACGGATTCTGTCTTCATCTATTTTTTGGCATTATTGAGATGCTTTGATATCGATTATAGTTCAATCATTCATGTGTCTGACGTAAATAGAGAGATAACGCTAATGGTAGGTAAATATTGGCCTTTGGTTAGACGATTTAATAAAAATATATTTTTTGAGATAAAGAATAATATTATTGATGTATCCTATCTTGTATCACAGTACGGAGGATACTCACAATGGGAAGGAGGGTATTCATTTCATTTTAGGTTAAAGGATAATGAACTGATTGATTTTAATATGAAAAATTTTAATGTCGAACATAGTCCTTTAGCTCCAAAACTGTATGGCTGTATAGATGATATTATATTGTATTTAACTAAAGAAACTATTATATGAGATATTTCCTTTGAAAGATTTGTAAAATTATAGTCTTACTGACATCTACATGTCAGTGCTTTTTAGTTACCCGATAACGGCCGCACGGAAGTTATCGGGTAACTTTATGTCCGTAACGCAAATTATATTTTATGAACGCAGAAAATCAGTATGATGCGATTGCGGAGAGATACGACTCTCTCTTCAACGACAAGGCAAGTATCAAGGAGAATGAGCAAGTCGCCAGGATGCTGTGTCATGTCCAGAAGCCGGTGATGGATATCGGCTGCGGTACTGGCCTGTTGATTGACTTGCTCAAGGTGATGGATGACGAGTATATCGGTGTGGATCCGAGTGCGAAGATGCTGGAGCAGTTCCGGCATAAACACCCTAAGCACAAATCGGTGAACATCCCGTTCGAATGGTTGAACCCTTTTCAGGTTAACTACAGGACGGCTGTAGCTCTTTTCGGATCTGCAAGTTATATTCGTGAAAATGCTTTGAGAAGCTTACCGAGACGAAGGAGACTTTTCCTCATGTTCTACAAAGAGGATTATCATCCGCTCACTTATGAGCGTTCTGGTCATGAGCTCAAGCATTACTCTTATTCCAAGCGTAAGCTGTATGATATGTTTCCTCATTGCAGGATTAAGAACTTTGGCAACTATTACATTGTGACGAACGTATGATTATCTATTCGGACAAGAACGTGTATGAGGCGGCAAAAGACCGCATACGTACCCTTTTCGACATTGGAAGGCCGGTAGGCGTGTGCTTCTCTGGTGGAAAGGATAGCACGGCCCTTCTGTTCGTCACATTGGAGGTCGCTCGTGAACGTGGTATCAAGAAGATACCAGTAATGTTCCTCGACCAGGAATGTGAATACACCTATACCGTGGACTACATGAGATATATCATGTCTCTTCTAGAAGTTGATCCGATATGGGTGCAGGTACCTTTCCGCCTTTGGAATGCCAACAGTGGAGATTGGTTCGTTCCTTGGGAGCCGGGACAGAAGTGGATGCGTGAGAAGGAGGATATTGCTTTCAAGGAAAACGTATATGGCGTTGACCGTTTCAAAGAGATGTTTGATGCCATTGCTTTTTATCATCTTGGGAATGATTATATCTCTCTCGGAGGTGTTCGTATCGAGGAGTCACCGGCGAGACGTGCCGGGTTGACAGGAAAAGAAACTCTTCCTGGGATGACATACGGTAAGCAGTGTGCCCATGGAACGGTGATTTATCCGCTTTATGACTGGTCCTTCAGGGATATCTGGTATTACATTTTCAGCAATAAGTTGAAGTACAACAAGGCCTATAACTATATTTTCAGCAAGGAACCGTTACGTTCCGCCCGTGTGTCTTCTCTCATTCATGAGAACAGTAATCAGAACATACCTTACCTGCAGGAGATAGATCCCAAGGCCTATAATGCCATGTACACTCGTATTCCTAACATCGGAACGACGAACCATCTTCTTCTTGATGCATTCGAAGAGATAAAGAACTATCCGAACTGCTTCAAGGATTGGCCGGAGTATCTCCAGTACCTCATTGATAACATTATCGCTGAGGACAAAAATAAGGTGATATTCACCAACAACCTGAAATTGGTTATTGAGAAGGTCGCTTCGTGGTCGGAGGTTGACCGCATTGATATCTACCGTGCATTTGCCCGTGGTATCATTACCGAAGATTTCGAGCAGACGAAGCTGAACAACAGAATTTTGGTTCATAAATCAAAGTACAAATATGGAAAAGCTGCAAAGATTAATCAAGGAAACATACGAGGCCGCAAGTGATAAGATTGGCTTCATGAATGATTTGAAGGAGTTCCTTTACTCCATATCACCGGAGAAGGCGAATCCCGTTGACCGTGTTCTTTGGGTACCAATGGATATGGTGAAGGCAAACAATTACAATCCGAATGCGGTAGCGAAGCAGGAGATGCAGCTACTTTACACTTCTATTCGTGAAGATGGCTATACTCAACCAATCGTTACGATCTGGAGTGAAGAGGAGAAGAGGTACATTATCGTGGACGGTTTTCATCGCAACCTGATAGCACGCATGTACAAGGATATCGCCCAGCGTAATTGCGGGCGCCTTCCGATTGTAGTAATTGACAAGGATATCAATGACCGCATGGCATCTACCGTTCGTCATAACCGGGCCAGAGGAAAACATTCAGTTGATGGTATGACCAACATCATCTACAACATGATAAAGAACGGTGAGTCTGATGCTGTCATCTGCAAGAAATTGGGAATGGAACCGTTGGAACTCGTAAAATTGAAACACATCACCGGCTTTGCCAAGATGTTCAAGAACTACGAGTACAGCAAGGCGATAGATAAGATTATTCATCATATAGATTCATCAGAGTTTTAATTATGGAAGTACAGAATATAGCAATAGAGAAAATCATCCCGTATTGGAACAATGCGAGAAATAACAGCAAGGCCATCAAGCCTGTTGAAGAGTCGATAAAGAAGTTTGGATTCAACCAGCCTATTGTCGTAGATAAAAATTTGGAGATAATTTGCGGCCATACACGCTACTATGCGCTCATGAACCTCGGATATAAGGAGGTTCCTTGTATCGTGGCAGATTTGGATGAGGAGAAGGCCCGTCAGTATCGTATTGCGGACAACAAGACATCTGAGTTTGCTACGTGGGATGAGGAAAAGCTTATCCGTGAGCTGAGGACCATGAATGTACCGATGGACATGCAGGATTTCTTCTTTGAGCCAATAGACCAGCTCCTAGGTTTTGACGTGAACTTTACTCCATCCACAGATTACGATCAGCCGACAGAAGAAGAGATTCGGCAAGAGTTCAAGGAGGAAGTGTCCAGACAAGAAGCGGAAGCATTCAAAGAGAAAGAAAAGAAAATTGAAGAGAGTCTTTCTCAAGAGGCAACGGAGTATATCGAAATGGAGTGCCCACATTGCGGGAAAATTATCAGAATGAAGAAGTGATATGGCAGCACCGTTAGGAAATAAGTTTTGGATGTTGAGAAGCAAGCATGGAAGAGACAAACTCTTTTCTACGCCGGATTTATTGTGGGAAGCGGCATGCGAGTATTTCCAGTGGTGCGACGAGAACCCGTGGACAACAAGAAAAGCTATTCAGAGAACCGTGCCGGCTAAGGTGAAGAAAGGTAAGAATGTTGTTACGGAGAACCAACAGCAGGTACAGCAGGAAGTGACACCAACATCTCGACCTTATTCCCTTACCGGATTCTGTATCTACGTGGGTGCGTCATCGCAATGGTGGCGCTCCTTCCGTGAGGATTGTAAGGTAAAAAATGATAAAGGCTTTCTTGAGGTCATCGCACGCGTGGAGGAGACAATCGAGACCCAGCAGTTCGAAGGAGCCTGTGTCGGAGCTTTCAATGCGAACATCATTGCACGTAAGCTTGGCCTGGCCGATAAACAAGAATTAGACCATACTACGCAAGGTAAGTCGTTCAGAGGATTCGATTTCCTTCCATATACGCCTGAGGCTGATAAATTAAAGGATGAGTAACAAGGTCAACATAAAGCAGCGGTTAGCGTACAACTATCTTCGTGATGACGTGACTAAATTTTTGTTGTACGGTGGCGCCGGAGGAGGTGGAAAGTCGTGGCTCGGCTGTGAATGGCTGATGCAATGTGCCTACTACCTTCCCGGCACCCGCTGGTTTGTTGGCCGAAACAATCTGAAGGATAGCCGTGAGTCTGTAACCGTTACTTTCAACAAGGTAGCTAAGTCTCACGGATTCACCGCATACAAGACAATCAGTGACGGTATAGTTTTCGACAATGGAAGCGAGATTGTCTATATTGACCTGACCTATTATCCGGTAAAGGATCCGATGTATGAACGGTTGGGATCTAAAGAATATACAGGCGGATGGATTGAGGAAGCTGGAGAGGTGCATTACCTTGCATTTGAAGTTTTGAAGACTCGTATCGGCCGGCACATGAACGATGTGTACAATATACCTGGTAAGATACTTATCACATGCAATCCCAAGAAGAATTGGTTGTACCGTGACTTCTACAAACCGTGGAAAGAAGGTAAGCTAGGAGAACCGTACGCTTTTATCCAGGCACTTGTACAAGATAATCCGTGGGCTACTGAGGACTATATCGAGAGCCTGCGTAACACGAAGGATAGGGTAACCAAGGAACGACTTTATTTTGGCAACTGGGAGTATGATAATGACCCGACTGCGCTTTGTGAGTACGATGCTATTTGTGACCTGTTCACGAATGAGTTTGTCAAACCTGCAGGCACTTCGTCCGGTTCTGCCGACCTTGCGATGAAGGGCCGTGACCGTTTCATCGCCGGCCACTGGAAGGGAAATGTGTGCTACATTAAGCTGGATCAGGAATACAGCACGGGTAAGTCCATCGAAACAGACCTTAAGCGTATGATGATTGAGTGCTCCATACCTCGTAGTATGATGATAGCCGACTCTGACGGATTGGGTAGTTATTTGGAAAGTTATCTGAATGGCATCAAAGAGTTCCACGGAGGAACGCGGCCTATCAATCCCGAGTATGACAACCTTAAGTCCGAATGTGCCTTCAAGCTGGCCGAACTTATCAATGCCAGGAAATTGCGTGTTGTTTGTACGGATGCACAGAGGGAACGCATCATAGATGAACTGGGCGTATTGAAGCAAGCACACATCGACGCAGATACGCGGAAGAAAGGTATCATCAGCAAGGAGAAGATGAAAGAGATACTGGGTCATTCGCCGGACTATCTTGATATGCTGATTATGGCAATGTACTTCCGTATCAAACCTATTGTACAACGGCCGAAAGGCAGATTAACGGAGAATTGATATGAACGTGAAAGAGTTTTTGGTTTTGGGGTCGGTTGCAACCAATACAGCCGAGGTGGTGGACAGTATGAAGAAATTGCCCCATCCCAAATTTGTAGGAGAACATAAGGTCCCTGATAGCTTGAATGATCTGACAATCGGTGAGCTTTTGTCACTGCAAGGTATGAGTGAGGTGAAGGATTGTCTGTTTGTCGTTTGCCGGGTTTTGTTCGGTATGAGTGAAACGGAAGTACTTGCCACATCTGCGGAGGACGTGATTGCATTGTCTGCATGGGTGGCCAAAGAGGTGGAACGTATTTCGAAGCTGTTTACGTCCACTTCTGTTCCCCCGACAGACGAGGAAAGGCAGGCTGGGGTAGGTGATTTGAATTTTGGCATGTTTGGCATTTTAGACTATTTCGCTTTACGAATGGGTATAACCAATCATGAAGAGGTAGAACGTGTGCCATGGATTCGGGTGTACAAGTGTATGGAGATGGATGCTGAAAAGATAAAATATGAACGTAGATTGAGAAAAGTAATTCAAGAAAGGAGCAAAAAGAAATGAAGCTGAGTGTAGAGAGGAAAATAGCTTCGGTTGCCGAGAAGCTTGGTATCACCTATCTGTATGAGAATTGGGCTGCAGCTAATGTTCGGCTCGATAAGATGGAACTTCCGGCCATCATCAACTTATTGCCAGCATCGGGAAAATTTGTTATTGGGAAGACACAACTTAGTGATAGACCAAACTGCATGATAGCCTTTGCCGACAAAACAAAATTCGATTTTGATGGTGTTGAGAATGACGAAATCATCGAACGTTGCAAGGCATATGCGGTGCAGTTCATTCGTGAGTTGAACAAGAGTGGCATGTTTGAATTCGTATCGGATGAAGTCCCTTACTCTGTGTTCTATGACAAACTGAATGTAAATGTTACGGGTATTGTCATCGAGCTGTCACTTAAAGAGGTCCAAGGAGTACCTATGTGCTGACTATGAATGATCCGAGAGCTGAAATAAAGGGTATTCTTGGCGAAGAGCTGGAAAGCCTGAGACAACGTATCATTGAAAACCATATACGTGCCGGACAAAAGGCCAGTGGTAAGACTATCTCCAGTTTGCGTGTCGATGTGAAAGACAACCAAGGTATATTGTTCGGTCGTCAGGCGTTTGGTGTGTTGGAAACCGGACGAAAGCCGGGTAAGGTTCCGAAAGGGTTCTATCAGATAATCCAGCAGTGGGCGAAGGACAAAGGCATACAGGTTGAGAACCCAAAATCGTTCGCTTACTTTGTTGCCCGGAAAATAGCACGGGAAGGTACCGAGTTACATAGGCAGGGTGGGCGAGCTGACATTTATTCGCCAGAAGTAGAGAAAACGATACAGGAAATCATGAACCGTGCGTTTGCCATCTTCAAGGATGACGTGACGCACATAAATCTGAATAGCAATGAGGACGCATAACATTGAAGACACTACTATTGAGTACCCGGATGTTATAGGATTCTGTTTTAATCCGGTAGTGATAAACATCTACGGGCACGAATGGGCATGGGTGGAGGTAACGGTTACGGATGTACTTACTGGCACATTACACAATGAGAAAAGGGCCATGTTCAAAACGGCTTGCTTCTTCGATATCTCCTTCTATATGCAGTCGGCATTCGATGCTACGGAATTTGGAAAGATAGATTACTCACAAACTACAGCACAAGATAGCCAGCTTGGCCGGCTTTTCTCTGTTGAAGTTGATATGTACAGTCCCGATTCTGAGATTGGTCAAAGTTTCCAATTTGATACATTCATTATCTGGGGAGCTATGAAAGTGGGGGAAAGATATAACGGAGACAGGGTGCTGACATGGTTCAAAAATCTACCTTTCACAGTAGGAATGTACACGGCTGGTAGTGGAGAGGTGAGTGTGATCGCTGACGGCAATGTAATGCCGTCTATTGCATTATCGGAACGCAGAGTATATAATCTTATGCTGAATGGCATTGATGCCGAAAATGAGGTTGTTTTAAACCTACCTGGAACCAGTACTGGTGCAAGCGTATTCGATAATACGTTCGATTTCACTTTTCAGGCTATGCTGAACATGGCTGCCAATGTCAGATTGATGGTGGATGAGTGTATGGATGGCATATATTTACGTTGGGTCAACCGACATGGATTTTACTGCTACTGGTTATTCAAACGTGGTGATGCACAAATCGTTGTCAGCAATGACGGTGAGTTTATCCGTAACAATATGCAGGACTATTCATACAAGAATGGTTACCACGGTGGTAGCGGACGCAAACAGCGCAAGACAGAGGAGAACACGTTGCCTGTATGTGCTCCGTTGGTTGACAGCGATACATACGACTTCCTTTTTCAATTGGCGTTGTCTCCAGTAGTTGATATGTATGCAGGAAAGGATAGCAACGGAACGGAGCGTTGGATGGCGGTCAATATTTCTGTAGGTACCTATAGCAAGACCCGGGCTGTTCTTCAAGATTTTGTAGCTGAAATTATTTTACCTGAAACAAGAGTACAGAGCTTATGAGAGACGAAATGCTTTTTATTGATGGTGAATTAGTTGATTTGGATGAAGACACCAAGATTACTTTGAACATCAAAAGTAATCTGTTCACAGACCTTAGCAAGATTGTTAGTAACAATAGCTATACCATAAAACTACCCAAGACAGTGCGGAACCAACGCATTATTGAACATGCAGATCTGCCGGCATGTAATACTGACTATTCGAGAAAATATCATCAGGGTAGATATTTCCGAAATGGTGTAGAGATAATATCGGATGCTAAGGTTGTACTTATATCTGTTTCAGATAGTATAGAAATGGCAATGACATGGGGCAATTCAACAGCTTTCCAAGATTTGGTGGATGCGGATTATTCTTTGAATGACCTAATTGAAGTAAACGATTCAGGAATAGCAAGATATCTTATTTGGAAAAATTGGGGTGAGAATGATCGGAACTTCCCTTATGTAAATTATGGTTTCCGGTCTGACGAAAGTCAGGTATGGTACCATCCTGCTGTCTCATTAGAAAAAATCTTAGGCTATATAAGCGAAGATTTTGGTGTTGCTTTTGATTGGCCATCAGAAAAAGAACACATCTTAAGTGACCTGTTCATTCCGATTGTTAACAGGCATCCCAGTGAAGCGTATTCAGAATATTGTTCGATTACTGTAGAGATTAATGGAGTGTATTTAGATAATGCAGAACATGTTAGTTTATATTTTAAAAATGTAACAGATAGATCATATTACGGGAATATGGTTCAAGTCGGTGGTATTGTTGGCTCAAATACAGTGACTGCATATCATTCATATATTCGGAATTCCGTTCCGAAGATATCTGGCAATTTTGAAGTATTGGTAAGAAGTTCCTCAGAGCCTTCAACAGCTTTATTTGAAGTGTATAATTATAACTTTGATGGAACTGGTTCAAATCTGGACTCAAGTACTGTATTAGAGGTTTCTCCTTTTAGTATGGAGAACATGAATAATGGTACTTACAAATTAGTTTTTGATTTCACAGATGAACAGTCAAGTTTGCTTTCTACGGAATGGTCATATCCATATATAAAGTTTGGTATTAAAAATATTGGAGATGTCAATAACGTCGTGTCTATAAGTGGAAATGTAAAGATAAAGAATATTGAGGAACAAATCTTGATGCAAGAATATTTGGACGAAGCAATGGATAAAAGTGCGAATGGTAGATTCTGGGTTATTCCTAATTTGCCTGATGTAAAAGTGATTGATTTCATTAAAATAGTATCATCACTGATGGGAGTATTTGCTTCTTCAACTGAAAAGAATGTGCTTCGCTTTATTACTATTGATAAATTGATATCAAAGGAGAATGCATATGATTGGACTAAACGTGTAGTTGCTTCATATTTGGATAATAAGCCAATGCAGATTTCATATACGCTTGATGGGTTTGCTCAAAAGAACATATATAAATGGCAAGATGATGATTCGATACGTGGAAACTATGATGGTTATTTGATTGTGGAGAATAGTACCATTGCTGACGAAGCTGAGGTAATAGAAATTCCTTTCTCACCAACAAATATGGTTGGCGGTATTGCTAATATTCCATTATATACGTATGATGATGAAACGGGGCTTCAATATAACAATGTCGAGCAGCGTCTATTACGTTATGATGGCAATAGAGGGGTATTTACAGGTTTAGACTGGGGTACGATATTAGCAGAGAATTATCAGTCTTATCAAAAGATAATTAGAAAACCTGTTATCATTAATGAAAAGATTGAGATTAGTGATATTGAATTGAAAGAATTAGATGTTACGATTCCTGTCTATTTGGCTCAATATGGTAGATATTATGCGATCATATCCATAAAAGCTGAGAATACTGGAATATGTGAATGTAAACTATTACAATTGGAGGTATAATTATGGCAGATGCTACTGAAAAAATCCTTGAGATAAAGGTGAAATATGATGATGCTATTCGGAAAATTGCGGCATATCAGACAGAGATTGATAAATTGAAGAACGAAGAAAAGAAGTTCTCTGACGAACTGAAAAAACGGCTGAAAGAGGAAAACTTATCTGCTTCGGAACGGGAGGCAGCAATGACACGTTATAACGCAGAAATGGCTAAGTCTAAAGCCGAAAGACAGCAATATGTGGATGCAATTAGAATACTCAATAAGGAAATTAAGAATGAGAGAATACAACAAACGGAGTTAGAAGGGTCAGCCAAAGCCTTACGTGCAGAGTTATCCAATCTGACAGCGGAGTATGACTCTTTGAGCCGGGCAGAGCGGCAAAGTGCTAAAGGAACAGAACTTCAAGATAAAATCAATGCAATAACCGATGAGCTGAAAGGAGCTGAAGAGGAAACGCAAAGGTTTTATCGAAATGTGGGGAATTATGAAGAGTCCATCAAAAGAGCGGTTGGCATCAATAATGATTTTGCCAATTCTCTGATTAACATATCACAAAATTCGGATGGCTTTAAAGGATTCATGTCTAATGCTAAGGCAGAAATATCATCTTTCACTTCATCGCTTACCGGATTGCTTAAGAACAAGGTGTTCCTTGGAGTTGCCGGGATAGCTGGAGCAGGATATGCCTTTAAATGGTGGTACGACTATAACAAAGGGATTAAAGAGGCTACAAAGTTAACGAAACAATTCACTGATTATTCAGGGAATCAACTGAAAGAGTATAGAAGCGAGGTACAGGCGCTTGCTGATTACTATGGTAAGGATTTCAAAGAGATGCTTACAGTAGTCAATGCGTTATCTAAACAATTCGGCATTGAAAACTCAGATGCGTTGAAACTTATCAGGGATGGTTTCATTGCAAATGCTGATATTGGTGGAGATTATCTTGATATTCTAAAGGAATATTCTTCATCCTTCAAAGAAGCGGGCATAAGTGCAGATCAGTTTATTGCTATTATAGCACAGACAACCCAAATGGGTATATTCTCAGATAAGGGTATAGACACAATTAAAGAAGCAAATATCAGATTGCGTGAGATGAATACAGCTACTGCAGATGCTCTTGATGGGATTGGCATATCATCTAAGAGGGTTCAACAAGAACTTCAATCTGGCTATAAAACTACATTCCAGATCATGCAAGAAGTATCTGCGAGATTGAATGAACTCCCTGGAACATCACAGAAAGTTGGAACTGCTATTGCGGATATATTTGGAGGACAAGGTGAAGACGCTGGATTAAATTATATTCGAACATTGAAGAATATATCTACTGATTTGGATGCTGTCAAGAAGAAAACCGGTGAACTAGGGAAAGCTGAGGAGGATATGATAGCTTCGCAAACAGAACTTACCAAGGAAATATCGCTTCTTTTCGATGCGACAGGAGGGTCATTTGAAAAAATGACATCGAAAGTGAAATCTTTCGTTAATGATGTATTGTCAACTCTTATACGTGATGTTAGAACATTATTTGAAAGTGTTGAGGATATAGCAGATCGGGAAACGAATGCAGCTAAAGAACTTGGTAGGAGTGTGGCATCTGAGAATATAGCTAGTGAATATCAGAAAATAGAAGATATTAAATCACGATATGTTAAGCAAGGTATATCAGAAGAAGAGGCACTTAAAAAAGCAAGGGAAGAACGGCTACAAGTATTACAGTTATCTTTGCAGCAAGAAGAGGCATATTTGCAAGAAACATATTCAATTAACGAAAAGTACAATAAAGAACTTCAAGAAGCATCTTTCTGGAGACAGGGTGTCGGGCTGGATCGTTCAAACAATGATATTAACAACGATATAGCATCATCTTGGAATGATTACACAAACCAGCTGGCTTCCGTAGAAGCATTGAAGGAAACGATCAATCAAATATCATCTTATAATCCACAAGAAATAGCTAAAACATCTGGAAGTGGATTGCTTGATGCTGAAACTCTCGAAGCAAAGAAGAAAGAAATTGAAGAGATTCGCAAGGCAGAAGATGAGTTGCTTAAATTGGTCAAAGATGACAGAGAAAAGCAAACTCAAGAAATAGAATTGCAATATGATAGACAGATTGAAGATCTGCGTTCACGATTGAATACAGAAACGGATTTAACTTCAAAATCTCGTGTAGCAATCAATCAACAGATATCCGCTCTTGAAAAACAGAAGAGCATGGAATTGCAGAGACTATCAGATGAAGAGCTTGAAAAAGAACTAGAGAATAGACAAAAACTAATATCTCTGCAGCTTGAGTCCGTTAAAGAAGGAAGTGAGCAAGAGTATCAGTTGAGGGTACAGCAGCTCGTAGCGGCTCGTGATTCAGAACTAAATCAGAAAGAGCTGACAGAGCAGATGAAACTGGCCATCGTAGCAAAGTATAATAAACGGATTGATGACCTTTCTGCCCAGCATGATGCAGAGATATTGCAGAAGCAGAAAGAGGCTATTCAACTGCGCTATGAAACAGAAATAGCACAAGCATACGGGAATGAAGAAGAAATACTTCGTATCAAGCTTGAACAGAAACAAGCTGAATTGGACTCTATACAACAGTTGGAAGGAGAGAGCACGGAAGCGTTCAATCTTAGGAAGATTGAGATGCAGAATGAATACTTAGCTGCAAAACAGGAATTGGCGAACAAAGAGATAGAAATAGAACAGGCTAAGTATGAAGCGGCTGCGTCAATAGCAGGAGGGCTATCAAGTGTGTTCGATGATCTTTGTGAAGATAATAAAGCATTTGCCATGCTTAGCAAAACCCTAGCTTTAGCAGAAATAGCTATAAACACAGGTAAGGCAATTGCAGCCGGTACTGCTCAAGCCATGAGTGTTCCGTTCCCTGCTAATCTTGCTGCTATAGCAACTACAGTGGCAACAGTACTTTCTAACATTGCAACCGCGGTAAATACAGTAAAAAGTGCTAAATTTGCAACTGGAGGTAAAGTCGTAGGTCCTGGATCAGGAACGTCGGATAGTGTGCCTGCCATGCTCAGTAATGGGGAGAGTGTACTGACTGCTGCTGCCACTTCAATGTTTGCACCGTTGCTATCTTCGTTTAATCAAATTGGTGGAGGAGTACCAATTAATGTTACGGAGTCTAGCAATCAAGCGTTGGGAGAAGATATGTTGGCGAGGGCTGTAGCAAAGGGGGTTATGATGGCACCAGCTCCAGTGGTCTCAGTTGAAGAGTTTACTTCAGTTGCAAATAGAGTTAAGTATGTAGAAAGTTTGGGTGACGTATGAATGGATATGAATTGTTGATGCTAAATAGGAATGTCCTACAAATAATGAAGGATGCATCTCTTGATATAGGTGATATAAAATATCTGGCTATGTATCAAGAGTATGTCAGGTTGTCTAAAGAAGGTCATAAAAAAACATATATTGTTCAATATCTGTCTGATGAATATGGAACGTCAGACAGGAATGTGTATCGTATAATCGACAAGTTTTCGAACGATATCAATTTTAAGGGGGCTGATCAATAGCTCCCTTTTTTATATGATCGTATGAGCATTAGTTACTCGGTGCAAGTCCATGTTGAGTTCTAATTGCAGACTTTGCTTATACTCTATTTCATTAGAAAAAACACTGACAAGGCGTGTCAGTGCTATTCTTTTATAAAATTCTTATAGCCATATCTCGTTCATTACCTTTGTTTCAAACATTTATGAGATATGGCTAAATTATTTATCAACAAAGACATTGTGGCCGATGACGATAAGATGAAACATTGGTATCTGACTGGTGCAGATGGTATGTCATTCAGTGATGTGCAACAGTTCATCAGTTGGGTAGACCCAGATGATAATCATATCGACATTGAGTTTCATTCGTGTGGAGGAGATGTAGATGAAGGATATGCCATTTATGACGCCATTCGTGCTACTGGGAAAGAAATATCTGCAACCGTAGTCGGAAGATGTGGTTCTATGGCGACAATAATCCTTCTTGCTGCTCCACTTGAACGAAGAAAAATGTATCAGCATGCAAAGATTTGTATTCATGACCCGTATTGTCCGGGTATAGATGGTGCTCTTGACATTGATACATTGGACGAGATTAAATCTGGTCTCGAAACAGAAAGGAACAGGATGCTTTCCTTGTATGTGGAACGGTGTGGAGTAGATCGGGATGCTCTTGATGCTCAGATGAAGAAGGCGAATTGGTTTGGTGGAGCGACAGCTAAGCAGCTTGGTTTTGTGAGTGAGGTAATCATGCCGAAGTCGGCAAAAGTAGTAATCAATAATAAAAGAAGTATGGCAAAAAAAGAAGATGAAGTGACGGTTAGCAAGTCGTTGCTTGGCCGTTTGCTGGCCAAATTGGGCTATGCAAAAATTGAAGATGTGCCTGCTGTTGCACTTGAGTTGACAACGGCTGGAGGTGATGTGTTGACTGTTGAACGTGAAGAAGGTGAGCCACAGGTTGGTGATGCAGCTTCACCTGACGGAGAACATGTGATGCCGGATGGTAAGACGATTGTTGTAACAGACGGTGTCATTACGGAAATCAGAGAAGATGAAGAATCTACTGATGAGGAGGTACAGGCTCTTAAGGACCGTATCGAGGAACTTGAGACTGAGGTAGCAAGTCTTAAATCGAACGCTCGCACAGTTGAAGACAACAAGATACTGAATGCTATCAAGATGGCAGGAGGTGTGGATTGGTTGGCAAAGAACTGCTCCACTTATAAGGTTGCTGGTCGTGCGCAGACTGTAAGAACCTTTGGTAAACAAGATGGCGATGGTGGTGAAGAAGACGAAATCAAGCGTAAGCTGCGTGAGGAGAAAGAGAAACGTGGTATGAAGTGATTTTAGAAAGGAGGAATAGAATATGCCTAAGTTGGATTTTGAAAAATTGACACCGAGCAATCAGGCCGTACAGGACCTGAGAGAGTTGATGGAATTGACCGTTTTCCAAAATGAGGATCTTGCACGTTTTATGACGTTTGTCCCGAACGTGACTAATGGGAAAAAGGTTGGATTCGTCGGAGAAATGGAAGACGTTGGCCAGTCTGGTGGAGGATGTAATCCTACTTACAAAAGTGCCAAGATAGCTGCTGCTGAAAAAGAATGGGAACTTGGTTCATGGGAAATCCCTTTGTCTCTGTGTTATACTGATCTGGAGAATACCATTGCGCAGTATTGCCTGAAGAAAGGTACAGATATTGCAGACCTTACCTCTTCACAATATATGAGTGGTATTGTTGAGCCCAAGCTTTCCAATGCTATGATGAAGATGATTTGGCGCTTTGTATGGTTCGGTGACAAGGATGCAAAGAATATCTCCAGCAGCGGACAGATTACGGACGGTTTGGACACCAAGTTGTTCGATACTTGCGATGGTTTCTTCAAACGTCTGTTTGCTATCTGTACAGAGAATGAGGGACAGCATACAACGATTGCTGCGAACTCCGAGGCATCATACGCCTTGCAGAAGTCAAAGTTGAAAGAGAGCGGTGTTGCTACTTCCATCTTTGATGAAATGCTGGAGAATGCAGATAGCAGAATTTTCCAGCATGATGGTCATGCAATCTTTGCTACGAAATCTTTGTGTGACGCTCTGTCACGTGACATCAGGGACAAGTATAAGGTAATCATGCCTTGGCAGACTGTCTTTGACGGATTGGAGGTCGGAGAATATGATGGTGTGCCGGTTGTCAAGTGCTCTATTTGGGACCGCTTCATCCAAGCCTATCAAAACGACACTTCTAAACTTAATCTCCCTCATAGAGCTGTGTTGTGCTCTCCTGATAACCTTTTGTATGGTTGTGAGGGTACGGAAGCTATCTCAGACTTGAGAATCTGGTTTGAGAAGAAGGATAAAAATAATTACATCTATTCGGAAGGTAAGCTCGGCTCTGTGATTGCAGAAGACAATCTTGTACAGGTGGCTTACTAAAAAAGGAGGTAAACATGGGAGTATGTGACGAAATGTTGAAAAAGGACATCGCACCGTCGTGCGATGATCCTGTAGTTCCTGGCTATGAGCAAGAAGGCGTCATTATGAACCGGGATGAGGTTGATTTTGCATTGACTACTTTCAATGCAACTCAGAAGAATGTCATCGAAACCTTAGCGATGAAATCCGGGAAAAAAGGATACAAGGTTGTTGTACCTGGCAAAACGCCTTATACTGGTTCCAAAACTTCGTTGGCTACCGGTACCTATCGCAATACGTTCACGAATGCGTTGAAGATTGTGGTTTTAGACCATGGACCTGAAGTTTGTTCGGACATTATCGATGGTCTGGCTAATGGTAGTTACGTGGTTATTTTGGAGAACAAGTACAAAGCCCTGCAGAAGGAATCGAATCCGGGGAATGCAGCATTCCAAGTGTACGGTTATTATCAAGGGCTGACTGCAACAACGCTTGAAAACGATAAGTATAGCGAAGATACTGAAGGTGGTTGGCTGGTTAATTTGGAAGAGACAAAGTGCCCGAAGTCAGCTTTGTTCTATTTCAAGACCGACTATGATACTACCAAACAGGCTTTGGAGACCTTGGTAACGACGCCTGGTGAATGATGGATGTACAAGAAGTGGTAAAAAGAATGCAAGAGTTGGGAAGCAAGGCTTCCCTCTCTTCTTCGGAAAGGTCTGAAGTAGAACACTGCTATTATGAAGCACTTGGAAAGACTTTCCATAAGACATCCTGTGGCGACTGCTATCGTGATGCAGCTATCGAGATTTATTTATATCTAAAACGTAACGGAAAAATGAAAGAAAAATCAAATTATGCGCTTAAAAACGGAATCCTTCTCCAGCCGGAGTTTGGAAATTCATCGTTCTATACGAATGCCAATCTCACTGACGAGGTCGCTGAGAAGTATTTGGCTAAACATCCCGAGAACATCAATATGTTCTCTGTGTATCCAAACGACTGGGAAGAAAGGGTGAAGGAACGAGTGGCACCGTCATCTGATATTAATGATAAGCTGGTTGCAGAGCTGATGGAAGCCTTGAAAGTAGAAGATGCTACTGACAAAACCGTCAAAGAAGCCTTCAAGACATATCAGCTTGGTGGAAAGAAGGTGACGGCTAAAGTCCTTGATGCACACATTAAGGAAGCTAAGGCTAGAATTGAAGTAGAGTCTGCTAAAGAACCGACAGTGGATACCGACAAGATCGATAACTCCGAGGAAGCAGAAGAGTAACTAATTAACATCACGGGACCATGAAAGTAAGTGACCTGAAGAAAAAAAGCACTAACAGGCTTGAAACTGGATATATCAGTACATTGGGGATACAGAGCTACGGTGAGGACAATCTTTACCCGCAGATATTGAATAATATCATTTCTGCGAGTTCTACGGGGAGCGAATGTGTCGAGCGGTATGCTGATTTTATTGAAGGTAACGGGTTCCGTGATGTTTCATTTTCCGAATATACCGTAAATCGGAGAGGTGATACAGCAGATGATATTCATACTTTAGTATGTAAGGACGTTGCAAAGTATGACGGATTTGCCTTGCATGTCAATTATAACATATTCGGTGAGATTGTTGAGATACAGCATATACCTTTTGAAAATTGTCGGCTTCAAGAAGAAGATGAGAATGGATATGTTGGTAAAATAGCAATCCATCCCGACTGGACTGGTAGAAAAATTCGAGATGGTAAGACCATCAAAATAGACAAAAAGCATACTGACTATATAGACGTGTTCAATCCTCGGAAAAATGTCGTATATGAACAGATCCGTTCGGCAGGAGGCATTGAAAACTACAAAGGGCAGGTGTTGTGGGTTAGCGGAGCAGGAAATTTAGTCTATCCTATATCTCGTGCGGATCGTGTAGCTACGGAAATGAGTACAGACGAGGGTCTGGCCAACGTCAAATACCGGAATGTACGATGTAATTTCATGCCAAGTGGTATGATTGTCACTAAAAAGGGTAGCTCTGTGAATTTCGATGAAGAAGGGAAACCTATTCCGGATTATGAAAATGAAGATATTGGATTTTCTGATACCATAAAGCAGTTGCAGGGAGATACGAATGCTGGAAAATTACTTGAGGTAACTCTTAATTCGGATGAAGATAAGCCGGAATTTGTTGACTTGAGCTCAAAAAACTATGATAAAGAATTTACGGTAACAGATGCTAGTGTCGTAGAACGTATTTATTCTGCCTTTGGGCAGGAACCGTGGTATTGCATACGTGTTGGGAAACTTGGATTCTCTGGTGATATTTTGGAAGATGCGTTTGAGTATTATAATTCTATTGTTAGCAGACAGCAGCGGATGATTGAACGCTCATTTATGAAGATATTTGAGCATTGGTATGAGGTTGCAAATTCTTCTAATGACTATAGTGTACAACCTTTGAAATATGTGAGAAATGCGGCAGTATCTAATAACATTTGATGAAGTTTCTTTACTTGCTCGTGGTATGTCAATGCACATTGAACAAGAAAAAATAGAGATCTATATACGTGAAAGTGAGGATATAGACATCAAACCGGCTCTTGGTGATGCTCTTTTTATCGATATACAAGAAAATCCGAATAAATATGACCTTCTTATAAATGGTGGAGTGTACGAAGATAAGGGTGGTAAGCATGTGATGACAGGTTTAAAAACAGCACTTGCTTATTATTCTTATGCCCGGCTGGTAAAGAATGGAGACGGGAATGTGACACGATACGGATTTGTGAATAAGGAGGACGAATATTCTTCCAGATCGGATTCGAAAGAGAGAGTGATGGCGTACAACGATGCTGTTTCCATTGCAGACAGCTATATGAAAGAGTGCGTGCTATATCTTAAATCTCATAAGAACGAATACCCTTTATACAAAGGTGAGGGAGGTTTGAAAGCTAACAGAACTGTATTTCGAATAATTGGAGACTGATGGCAGATAGCATTGACATATTAAAGAAATTAGCTTTGCAAGTGCGTAATGCTTCGTCTGCTGGCGAAAATACGGCAGAGAGGGTAGGCCGTACGCTTGTAGGAATACTGGAGTTGATAGGAAAGGCTAATATTGATGAACTCGCAAAATACTTTATACGTAAAGACAAAGAAGACGAGACAGGCTATCTCATATCTTTTCTTGCTGGTGCGATTTTTGGCAAAAACGGCTATGCTTCAGGTATGACCGGATTTGGGGCAAAGATTGATGAAAACG